TCATATACTCTTTCTAGTTTAATTTTTGTACCATCTTTAAACGTATGGCTATTCTTACTTTCTAAGTCAACTTTAATAATTACTCTATTACTTGGAGCTTTCAATTTCATAATTTAATTAATTTAATACAAATGTACTGATTTTAAATAACGGTCAAAATTTATTATATTTGCTAAGCCAATCATATATTATATAACAATTAAAACAAAAAAAATGGCAAACATTGTTTCACTTAGTATTTTAGGTACACCAAAAAGTACCTTTAGTGCATCCCAAACTTATGCATTACCTGTAGGCGCTTTTTTCGCGACTCCTGTACCAGCTAATGTATCAGCACCAGCTGGCACCGATTCAGTAATTTATGTATTCCCTACAGGTTTAAACCAACCTGCAAGAGTATTGTATTGCGCTGAAACTGTAGCTCAGATTGTAACAGCAGCTAACGCTCCATTAGCTTAGTAAATTAGCCCCTTTCATTAGGGGCTTTTTTATTTTCTTTATGCACTGTTTTTAAATTCTTGTAGATTCTTTCAGAGTCATCAATTTTACCATTAGCTGCGGCAATAGCAATTGCTAATCTTCTTAGTTTTTTTGCGGCTTTATTATTCATATTTTTATTTTATCTGCCTCGTCCTTGCCCTCTGTAAACCTTGGGTCTAGGACTATGCTTATTATAAGATTTTTTAGCTCGTCCTGTTTTTTGCTTACCAAAGGTAACTTTGGATGAATTTGTTAATTTTGCCATTATTTATTTTTTGCTTTGAAAATAATTTTTATCAATTTCTCCTCCGTCCATTTTATTGGGGTAGACCAATATGTCATCATCGTAGAAGTTCCGCACCATGCCATTGTGGTATAGTATGACTTTCCAAACAGTGTTTGTGTCTGACCCGTAATCGAGCCATGCGATTGCTTTTCCGTATCCAAGTGGGCATTCAACATCTATTGGGTTATTTAATTCGTGAATATACATTAAATTTGGTTTTCATCTGATTTACTAGATAATAATTGCAAACTTGTAACCCTAGCATGGAGCTGAGCCACTGTTTCTTTGGTCTTATCGTTCAAATATGTTTTTGCCTCTGGCTTCCCTTCCATGTAAATCAAAGTACCCTTTTTAAGATAGTTAGCTACATTTGTTTTGTCAGTCCAGTAAGCACAAGAAACCCAAGTAGTTTTATCTACCTCTTGTCCTTGTTGGTTTTTAAACTTTTCGCTGTATGCCATTGAAAAATTAATTACTGTTTTTTCATTTACATTGTTTACTGTTGCATCTTGTCCTAATCTTCCGATTACTGAAATTCTAATCATTGTGTTTTGTTTTATTATTAAAAATTAATTTCTTTTCCATTATCATCTTTGTATGGCATCCAATTATCAAATGTTTTTTGAACTGACGCATCGGGTCTTAAAATTATATTCTTATCGTTTATAATTTTTTGTAACGAATCTAATCCATTAAATAAAAATCTTCTTGTTTGAAAATACATTTGAAATAAAATAAATCCTTTTTTACCAACAATCTTTTGTCTTCTAATTTTTTTACTATGAAATTCACAAGACGGATTGCTAGGGTCAGTTTGCGCAAATGGTCTATGATATACAAGAATATTATCAAGCTTATTATTCCACATTGCGCCATCAGTTAAGTCAAATACATCGGGGCAAGGATAGTTCCCATCAGAAGCTTTTATCATTTTAACAGGATGAGCAATTATCCAAAAGAAAATATTGTTTATCTGCGCAAATCTTGAGAATACAGATAATACCCATTCAAGATACTTATCACTTCTTGGAAACTTTTGATATTCATTTGTCAATTGGTTAAATGGGTCAATATCTACGCCATCTACATTTTCTTTTACTATTAATTCTAAAAATACTTCCATTACATATTGCGGAGTAGGTGAAACATCTTTTGGATAAACATAAAATATATGCTTACATACTAAATCATAAACATATTCATAAACTTGTTTAGATGGTCTATGTGGATTCGCAGGACTACAATCACATCCTAAAATTATCTCTACAAAGTCATGGTAATATTCTTCAGGTGGATTGTCCTCGGGTGAAAATGTTGCAAACTTTTCTCCGTACAACATTATGCGCATTGCTTGGTACCACTTTTTAAACGAAGATTTACCATAGTTACCAATACCAGTAAGAACTGTAATCTCTCCTCTTTTTGGTTTAAATTTATCATCCAAATCGGGTACTCCAATACCATCTACTTTAGCATACCCTTCATCATATATTCGTAAAGCTTGTTCTTTTACATCAATTCCATAAATAACATCTTTTAACTTTAATCCTTCATCAAATACAGCTTTTTCAACTTCAATTTCTTTCCTAGAAACTTTATCAACCAAAATTTCTTTATCAAATGACGCACTTCCAAAGTTTTTTATATTAGCCTTATATGCAGAGCGTATTGCTCTATCTGCTTCATTCTTTGTAAACTCAGAATTAGTGATAAATTCCATATGAATCATAGAATTCGCTGCCGTTTCATTAATACCAAAACGACAACAAGCCGATGCTAACTTAAATATAAAATTATTCCTTTCTCCCGTAACAAAAGCCTCGTTTTTATTTGACAACCAAGTCAAAACATTCTTAAATATTTTTTGGTCATCATCGTTTTTCTCATAAACAACAACCTTTTCAGTTTTTTTAATCTTCTTAAAAACTTCAGCCTTTTTGTTTATGTAAATTTCGGGGTCATAACTTTCGTAACATACTCTACTTTGGTTAATTCCACTTTTATCAATTTCGGGAAAAACTTCTTGTAAAGCTTGAAAGTGTTCTCTATGTTTTTGACCATTTGCTACTTTTACCAAAGCTTTTAATCCGTTACCAGAAGGGCTTATCCAACAAGCATAAACAAAGGGATGTGAAATAATCTCATTTTGCTTATCTCTGATTTCAAATACATTATCAAAGTCTAAAACTATATACCCACTATGCGTAATTAATTGAGCATCAGTCCTATCTACTCCAAATTTACCACTGAAACACACTGAAGGAAGGTTAAGTTTTATCTTATTTGCCTTTTCTTTATCAATTGTATCTCTGATTTCAGATACAGTTAATTTACTTTTACCTTCTTGTATTCTTTTTAACGCGGCTTCAACAGAAATGTAATTTGGCTCCTTAGAAAAGATGTTTTTAAAAATTGTTATCATTCAGAAATTGGTTTAAAGGCGTTTCTAGCGGTTTCTAATTCATTTTGATACTTCCCTCCACTTTTATTAGAAAGTGTCTGTATTGGTCTTAAATGTGGTATAGTGTTGCGAATTTTAGACTTCCATAGCTTTATCATGTTGTTATGCCCATCTTTCCACCCATTTTCAAGCCAAGACTCGTATTTTGATTTTAGTGAATATTCATACAATTGATAATTTAAATTATTCTTCATCATATCTTCCTTGCAAAAAGACAAAAATTCATCTATACTTGGTATAGTTTCTTTTAATTTACTTTTATTTACTTTACTTTGCGGTTTTTCTGCCACAGAAACTCCGTCACTTACAGTATTACTGATAACAAATTTACCGTTAACACGTTGTTGTTTCCTACTATTACTCTTACTGCGACCTCTCTTTTCGTAAACAGGTACTAGCCTCTCATCAAGCGATTCTGAGTTAATAAAGCCGTTATTTAGGAATAACATCTCCAACTTGATGCAATAATCCACCACATCCCGTATTTCTGTGGCAGAAACTCCGTAGTCACCAGCCATTAACTCAAATTCTACGTCTGAATATTCAAATACATTACCATCTATGCCTGTTAAATATTCTAAAGTCATAGACCATATAGCATAGCCAATAACTCCAAACTTGGTACGAATAGCTTTAACCTTTCTATGGTTACGCATATCTCTATCGTGAGGGAAATAATCACAGTAATTCTTTATTGGGCGAGCCATTAGAATTTATTTAATCGTTAATAAAATCGGTTTTCAACGCCTCGTTAATACGAGTTATTTCTGCATCGGTAAATAATAATTTACCTTGCATCTTTCGTGATAATTCCGATTCTGGTATCTTGGCATTAAGTGATAACCACCTTTGTGTACGCCCATCTAAAGACTCTTTGATTCTTTCGTGTAGTCTAAATTCAGTTTTGATTTCCATAAATTTGTTTTGATTATTGGATAACAAAAATAGTGTTATTTTTTATATTCCCAAATATTTTTAACTTTTTTTTAAAATTATTTTGTAGTTCAATTAATTTAATTAAATTTGCAAATGGAAAAATGGATAACCGAAGATGAAATAATGCACAAGATTAAAAATCATCCTGACTTAACTAAAGATGATAAAGAAGATTTTTACTTTGACATACAGATGTTATACATTGGTAAAAAAGGTCAAGAAAAATTAGATAAACTAGTAATTAAAAATCAAGAAAGAAATAAAAACAAACCCAAATGAAAATAGTAATTATAATTTTTTGTGTTTTATGGATATGGTTAATTTACGAATTTATAAATGCACCTTCAAATAAAGATAATAATGGCATATAATAGTACAATAATAATAAAGAAAAAGCGTTGTGTTAATTGTGGTAATATTGATTATTGGTTTTCAAAGAAGATGTGTAAACAATGCGCTACAGTACATTCTACGCAAAAAAGACTAGAAGAATTTGAAGATGATACAGAAAGTTTTCAAAATCTTGTTCAAGACCTTGACCATGTATTTAGTCAATACATTAGAAATAGATATGCGGATAAAACGGGTATCGTTGACTGTTACACTTGTGGTAAAAAACATACGATTGCAGAAATACAATGCGGTCATTTTATGGGTAGGTCGAATTTAAGCACTAGATGGATGGAACAAAATTGCAGACCACAATGTATGGAATGTAATTATTTTAAAACCGGGAATATAGAAGAGTTTGAATACAAATTACACGAGGAAAATAATGCTATAGTTGAATATTTAAGAGAAACAGCTAGGCAAACAGCAAAACCCACAAAAGATGAGCTAAAAGGCTTAATGCTTGAATACAGGGCAAAGCTAAACTTGGTAAAAAAGAAATTTATTGAAAAATAATTTATATTTTTACGGTGGTTATCATAGTTTGTAGATTTAGTAGTTTAGCCCCATGTTTTAG